TCCTAGCCACATCGTGGTTAAGATAATCGGTGGCCGTTTCGTAGTCTGTACTAGACACGAAAAGGTCCGCGTAAACATCGAGTCTTTCGATGTGGTCCGCGAACTCTCTCTCGTCGCGCTCTGCGACGGAGAAGAGTTCTTCTTTCCTTTGAACTGACATCAGTTCAAGGAAGAAGTTCCACCCGTGGTGGGCTTTGCCCATCCCCGAGTGGGAACTCGGTATACCTCGCTCTAGAGGTACAGCCGAGATCTTGCTAACAAGATCGAGTACGATCTTGAGGCAAGCAGAGGCCTTGGTAACGGATCTTCCCTTACCCGGCTCTCTCACCACCGTGAGATAAGCTTTTCTAAGCTCATCCGGTGGTGTGCGAAGTACTTTATCTAGGCTCAGCCAGAAAACGTACTCGCCGATAGTGCCCTCTGTCAGTGACATGCGGGTAACTACCTTTCCGGTGTGAAGGTCCCTTACAGGAGCCTTCATCCCGTGCGCTCCGGGGAATACCAGTTCTGATATTTCCTCGAGCGTGCCACCTTCCTGTCGGGTTTTCTCCCAACAGGCGGTGGTTGCCACCGTGATTCTCGACTTAGTCGAGAGCCCGGTGAAAGCGCTGTCTGGCAGATCACTTAGAGTCTGGTCCAGAGCAGCCTGCACCAACCCTTTCTGCGTTGCAGAAAGTGGAGTTGGTGGATCCTGCACGACCTTCAAGAATTTGATCTTGGCCTGCAGGATGACCAAAGGAGGAGGTGTTCCACACCCCCTCGTTTGGGACAGAAGGCCCACGAGGTAATCATACCTGTGACCTTCTGTACGGCTTGTTTCTTCCCAGAGCGGGATGAACTGCCGTAGCCACTCCGGCATACTGTCGTATTGCCGAGAGAGGCCTTCAAGGTTTCGCTTGTGAGCGAATTCCTTGAAGGTTTTACGTGCAGTTTTTAGCTGCGCGTAAAACGTGGTGTGCTGTTCGACTCCGTCGCACAGTTCACCATCGAGAAACTCATCACTTATCAAGTGAGAGAGGTTCCCAAGAACGAACGTGTCGTATCGCGACCACGTCCATTCTTCTTCGGGATATGCCAGAAACCTCTGGAAGAACATCCCGTCGACGGTTTTCAACACCTCAATGAGGCGCTGAGACCGGGATTTACTGTTCCGGAGTTTCTCCGGATCACGGTAAATCAACCTGACCTGTCTGGTAGTCCAGATCGGATCAGGTTTCCCCAACAAGAGGGCTCTCAGCCTTCTTTTGAGGTTCAGAGCCCAGCCATGTTGAACATGGTCTGGGTCTGCACACATCTCACGAAGGGCGTTGCCCCAGTGAGTGTGGCGCATGATTACGTACATCTTGATGTCGCAATCAGCGATCTGAGAGAAACGGGTTCTGTTTCTCTTAGACCCCGTCCATCGATCTCCGAAGAGAGACGGTGGAAGGGCGTCTTGCAAGCGATAACCATCGCCTTGCCAGACGATGACGGACGGTAGGGTGTTTCCCCTTGCCTCCGCCAATACGCGGCCCGCATGGATTTTCCATGGGTCCTCGTACTCGATCCTGTGTCTCGCTTTGCGATTCACAGAGACCGGCTTGAAACCATCGGCGGAATCCGCCGTTGGTGTCAAGGAATCATCCTCTTCTTCGACTTCGAGAATAGAATGATCCAGGGCCGACAATGCCTGCTTTGCAGACATTGAGTCCCTTTCTGCGGCAATGCTGGACAGCATTGACCCCAGGTACGACACTTGGGATGGGGTAACCCCAGCCTGAGTGAAGTCCAAGGTAAGGTCTTGTCTTAGACCTTCCTTGGTGTACTGCGTTAAAGGGAAACCCTCTTCACGCAGTACATCCAGGTTTTTCGTCACTGACTGAGAACCTGGATTCTTCACGGAGCAAGCACACGGTGCTTGTTTCGTGGAGAGATAGTGCCTCCCGGATGTATATCCGTGAAGCCCTATCGGTGTGATAGAAGGCGGTGACTTTCTATCAAACCACAGCCGGAACCGACAGAGATCTGCCTGTACACGGCTGTTAGTGCAAAGT